CACGCGCGCGCGAGGACCTCTGTTTAAATTTCTCACAGAAGGATCGCTGCAAAATACTACTGGATCGAGGGCTAATCGTGTTAAGCTCGCAGCCACCAAAAAGGGAATCGAAAACTTCCTCACCGGATCCTTGCTTGAAGTTCGCCCAATGGCGATTAACAAACTTCAGGGTCTACGTCCGAAGATCTCCACTATCGATGAGTGGTTGTCAGGAGATCTACGAGAGGATGTTGTCGGAGCTGTCGAGCAGGGTGCATCGAAACTAGAGGATTATTTGATCGTCGCTATCAGTTCTGAGGGAACCGTTCGAGCAGGTTCTGGAGATACGATTAAGCTGGAGCTCGCGGATATTCTCAAAGGTGAATACTTAGCGCCACACGTTTCAATTTGGCATTATAAACTGGACGAAATTGAAGAAGTTGGTAATCCAGCCATGTGGGTAAAAGCTAATCCAAATTTAGGAGCAACTGTTTCGTATGAAACCTACCAGCTTGACGTGGAGCGTGCTGAGAAAGCTCCAGCATCTCGAAACGATATTTTGGCAAAGCGTTTTGGGATACCCATGGAAGGTTACACGTACTTTTTCACTTATGAAGAAACTTTGGTTCATCGGGCTCGTGAATTTTGGCAGATGGCTTGTTCTCTCGGCGCGGATCTTTCGCAGGGCGACGATTTTTGTGCATTCACGTTTCTTTTCCCGTTAGGTAGAGAAAAGTACGGAGTAAAGACACGAAGCTATATTACTGAACTTACGTTGATGAAGCTTCCTGCCGCTATGCGACAAAAGTATGAAGAGTTTATCAATGAAGGTAGTCTACATGTCATGCCAGGAAATATTCTTGACATGATGGAAGTGTATGAAGATTTGGATCGGTTTATCATGCAGTCCGAGTATGATGTTCGTACGCTTGGTTACGATCCATACAATGCTAAAGAATTCGTTACTCGTTGGGAAGGTGAGAACGGACCTTTTGGAATCGAGAAAGTGATTCAAGGAGCTAAAACTGAGTCTGTTCCACTAGGTGAGATTAAGATCATGAGTGAAGAGCGGCTTTTGATCTTTGATCAGGCGCTTATGTCTTTCGCAATGGGTAATGCTATTACGTTGGAAGATACTAATGGAAATCGAAAGCTTCTGAAAAAGCGTCAGGACGAAAAGATTGATAACGTTGCCGCCCTTATGGACGCTTGGGTTGCTTACAAGTTAAACAAGGAGGCTTTCGAGTGAATTCAAAGCTGACTATAACCGATGTCGCCCTTACGGTTATTGCTGTATTTGTCGTTTTAGCATATTTTAATGGATGGGGCTAATTAGGAAGGAGGTGTAAGTGCCGCGAATAACCACGGCGTTAAAACATGCTTGGAACGTATTCTCTAATACTAGTGAAAGACGAGTCTTCTCTCAATACGGTGATCCGAATTATGGGGGAAGGCCCGATCGCGTAAGACTTCATATTCCTAATGAACGTTCACTAATATCTTCCATTTATACGCGGCTTAGTATTGATGTTGCTTCAGTTGATATGCGCCATGTAAGAACGGATGATCAAAAGAGATATTTAGAAGATGTTGATAGTGGTCTTAATAATTGTTTGACAGTTGAAGCTAATATTGACCAAGCTGCGCGAGCCTTTAGACAAGATGTTGCTATGACACTGTTTGATAGAGGTTGCGCTGCGCTTGTTCCTGTCGATACAACAATTAACCCAGAGACATCTGGCGGTTATGACATCTTGACTCTTCGTGTTGGCGAAGTTGTAGCGTGGTATCCCAATCATGTACGGATAAATTTGTACAATGAAACAGTAGGTCGACGCGAAGAGATTACTATTAATAAATCGGCAGTAGCTATTGTTGAAAATCCGTTGTATGCCGTAATGAATGAACCTAATTCAACTCTTCAACGCTTACTTTATAAACTTAACTTGCTGGATTCGATTGATCAACAATCCGCTTCTGGAAAACTTGATCTTATCATTCAGCTTCCATACGTGATTAAATCTGAAGCTCGGAGACAGCAAGCAGAACAACGTCGTCAAGACATTGAGTTTCAACTTAAAGGTAGTCAATATGGTATCGCCTATACAGATGGTACCGAAAAGATTACTCAGTTAAATCGTCCGGCCGAAAACAATCTCATGGCCCAAGTCGAATACCTAACCGACATGCTGTATGGTCAACTTGGTCTAACCGATGAGATTATGAAAGGCACAGCAGACGAAAAAGCCATGTTGAATTATTGGAACCGAACGATCGAGCCAATTCTTACTGCGATGGTCGAATCGATGCGACGTACCTTCTTGACCAAAACCGCTCGAACACAATTGCAGTCAGTGCTTTACTTTAGAGATCCATTTAAATTGGTTCCAATTGAGAACATCGCTGAGATTGCCGACAAGTTTACTCGTAATGAAATTATGACGTCGAATGAGATTAGGCAGGTTGTTGGTATGAAGCCTAGTAAGGATCCAAAGGCAGATCAACTGACTAACAGCAACATGCCACAACCAACTCCACCAAATCCGGCGACAAATGGACATACTTTACAAGATCCGGCTGTAACTGAGGCATTAGCAAAATTAGCTGATAGGTCGATGAGTCAAAATTAAGGAGGAACATTCAAAATGGGAGAAAAGGCTAAGCCCGATTTTAGCGGCTACGCCACCAAAGCTGGACTCGTGTGCTCAGACGGTCGGACTATCATGCCAGATGCTTTCAAACATCAGGATACTGAAACAGTTCCGTTGGTCTGGCAGCACAATCACAATGAGCCCAGCAACGTGCTTGGTCATGCAGTTCTCGAGCATCGTGATGATGGTATTTATGCCTACTGTTACCTAAACAGTACAGATCAGGCAAAGAATGCTCGGACGTTGGTGCAGCACAAGGACATTAAGTCGTTGTCCATCTATGCCAATGGATTGACCGAGAAGGCAAAGAAGACTCTTCATGGATTTATCCGTGAGGTGAGTCTCGTATTGTCAGGAGCCAATCCTGGCGCGCTTATTGACAACATTACTTTGGCTCACGGCGATGGCGAAATGGTCACGCTGGAAGATGAAGCAATTATCTATACTGGTCTTGATATCAATACTGACGGAGAGTCTTCAGATAACGAAGACGAAGTTGAACATTCTGATACGAATCCCACGATTCAAGAAGTTTACGATTCAATGACTTCTGAGCAGAAGGAAGTCGTCCATTATATGGTCGGTACTGCCCTTTCTGAGCGAGCTGACGAGCTGAAGCAGTCCTCGAGTGGCGACAAAGAGTCTGATAAGTCTGAATCGCTAACCCATGATGATAATGAAAAGGAAGGACGACGGATGACCCGCAATGTCTTCGAGGAGCAGAATAACGAAGGCAAAAAGGAAGAGAAGCACGTCCTCACACATGATGCGATCAAGGGAATTGTTCAAGACGCCCAGAAGACCGGATCGCTCAAAGCCGCTGTCGAGGCATATGCTCTTAAGCATGGTATCGATGATATCGATATTCTCTTTCCGGATGCCCGCAACGTTACTAGCACTCCTGAATTCGATCAGAGGAGAGTTGAGTGGGTTTCCGGTGTCATCAATGGCACTAGGCACTCGCCGTTTTCCCGCATTAAGTCGATCGTTGCTGATATCACCGTTGATACAGCTCGAGCGCTCGGTTATGTTAAAGGCACGATGAAGAAGGAAGAGTTCTTCGGACTCGTGTCGCGCGCGACGACTCCGAGCACGATCTACAAGAAGCAGCAGCTTGATCGTGACGACATCATCGATATCGTTGATTTCGACGTCGTGGCTTGGCTCAAGTCCGAGATGCGCGTTATGTTGGACGAGGAAATTGCACGTGCAGTGCTTATTGGAGACGGTCGTCTTATTTCTGACGGCGATCATATTAAGGATCCCGGTCTGACTGGCGCTACTGATAATGCCGGTATTCGTTCGATCTTGAACGAGGATGATCTTTACGCAGCTAAGGTTGTGCTTCCGGCCGCAGCAGATACGCCCCCGGAGCAGGTTGATGCAATTATTCAGGCGATGTCCGATTATAAGGGATCGGGTTCTCCGACACTTTATACCACGCTTCCGGTTCTTACGTCGCTTCTAGTGTTCCGAGATGCTCAGGGTCATCGATTGTGGAGGACTCAGGCAGAACTTGCATCTGAGATGGGCGTTTCGAATATCGTTACGGTCGAAGTGATGGAGACGGTGCCAAAGCTCATTGGTATCATCGTCAATCTGAAGGATTACACAATTGGCGCCGATAAGGGTGGAGACGTCAATTTCTTCGACGATTTCGACATCGATTACAACCAGTACAAGTACCTGCTGGAGACTCGAGTTTCTGGTGCGCTCACGAAGATTCGCTCGGCTCTGGTTGTTTCTACACCTTAATAAGGTAGGCAGCCATGACAAGGTTCTTTGGTCGCATTGGTTATGGAGATACAATAGAAACTAACCCAGGCGTTTTTGTCGATAATATTGTTGAGTATTCATATTACGGAGATGTTATTAGGAATGCACGAAATCTCCAACCGGGAGAAAATCTTAATCCTGATCTCAGTGTTCAAAATTCAATTAGTATCGTGGCCGATGCATATGCCAATGAACATTTCTTTTCTATCCGCTATGTGGAATGGGCGGGGGTTTTGTGGACGGTTTCTAGCGTCGAAGTGCAAAGCCCCCGTCTTCTGCTGAGATTAGGGGAGGTGTATAATGGGCCAACGCCTTGACTTGCACCAAATCCTTCTAGCGATTACTCCATTAGTATATTTTCAGCCACCAACTAACGTGAAGTTGGAATATCCATGTATCGTTTATAAACGAGGTTTTGCAGATACGCATTTTGCAGATGATAATCCGTATAGTCATACAAAGAGATACATGATCACGGTTATTGATCCAGATCCGGATAGTGTAATTCCAGATAAAGTGGCTGCATTGCCGATGAGTTTGTTTAATAGATTTTACACAGCCGATGATTTAAATCACGACGTTTTTAACGTCTACTTTTGAGGGAAAGGAAGAACATGCCCCCATTGACTTGGGATGATGTAGGCGAAAAAGTCTATGAAACTGGTGTAGACCACGGAGTTCTGTATCTTCCGGACGTAGCAGGCGTGTATAATACAGGTTTTGCTTGGAATGGTCTTACCACAGTTACTGAGTCGCCGTCTGGTGCTGATCCCAATCCGCAATTCGCGGATAACATCAAGTATCTGAACCTCACTTCCGCCGAGGAGTTCGGGGGAACCATCGAGGCATTTACTTATCCCGAAGAGTTTGGCCAGTGTGACGGTACGGCTCTTCCGCACCCAGGCGTGGCCGTTGGACAGCAGGGTCGAAAGATGTTTGGCCTGAGCTACAGGACAAAGGTCGGAAACGATGTCGACGGCGTCGACTTTGGTTACAAGTTGCATCTGATTTATGGTTGTCAGGCCGCTCCGTCGGAGAAGGCCTACGCCACAATCAACGATTCACCAGCTGCAATCAACTTCAGTTGGGCTATTACAACTACGCCAGTTCCGGTTACAGGCTATAAGCCTACGGCTCTGATCGTGGTTGATTCTACTGTTGTAGATCCCGCAGATCTTACTGCACTCGAGACGTTGCTGTATGGTCAGGCTGCAACCGAAGCAGCTCTTCCGACGCCGGATGCGGTTATCGCGCTATTTGGTCCGTGAGTTTAAGATAGGAGGCCAAGGAATGCTGACGATTATCGTTCCAGGCGTCGAAATGTTTAATGAGAAGTCACAAGAATTTGTTACAAAGAATGATGTGACTTTGGACTTAGAGCATTCTTTGGTCTCACTGTCAAAATGGGAGTCAAAACACGAAAAGCCTTTCTTGGGTAAGACCGAGAAAACGAGTGAAGAAATTCTCGACTACATAAAATGTATGGTATTGACTCCTGATGTTTCAGAAGAGGTCTTCTCAAAGTTTACGGAGAAAAATCTTCTAGAAATTAACGAATACATTGAAGCTAAGATGACTGCTACATGGTTCAATGATTCTCCTGGAGCTCCACAGAGTCGAGATGTCATTACGGCTGAGCTTATTTACTATTGGATGGTTGTTTTTCAGATACCGTTCGAATGCGAGAACTGGCATCTTAATCGATTATTCACTTTAATTCGAGTTTGCAACATTAAACAATCCAAGCCACAAAAGATGAGTCGATCTGAAATGGCAGCTCGAAATCGAGAACTTAATGCTCAGCGTAGAGCACAATTGGGCACTTCAGGCTAGAAAGGGGGTGACAATGACAACTCTTGCTTGGGATGAAATTGGCGATCGAGTTTATCAGACGGGTATTGACCGTGGAGTTCTCTATCTCCCAGATGGCACGGTAGCCCCTTGGAATGGTCTCACCGGAGTAGAAGAAGATTCTTCCTCCGAAGTGAAATCATTCTATCATGAGGGCGTGAAGTTTTTACAAAATTTTGTTCCTGGTGATTTTGAGGGAAAACTCAAGGCGTTCACATATCCAGAAGAATTCGATCGAGTCCAAGGAGTCTCTAGTATTTCTCCTGGGTTTGACATTTATGATCAACCAGTGAGTAGTTTTAGTTTATCGTATAGAACAATTATCGGTAATGATGTGTCTCCTGACTATGGATACAAAATTCATATTCTATACGATGTCATTGCCAATCCTGATTCCGTTTCGTTCAATACTTTGGAAGATTCTGGAGCTCAAGCAACTGAATTTGGATGGTCCTTGACTGGAACACCCTCAAAACTCAGGGGTTTCAAACCGACAGTTCATGTTGCTATCGATTCAACACAAACGCCTCCTGAAGTCTTGCAAATTTTGGAAGATCAGCTTTACGGAACAGAGACAAGTGATCCTCGTCTTCCATTACTCAGCGAAATTGCTGGATATTTCGGGTATCTAGACGCACTTGTTATCGTTGATCATGGAGATGGTAGCTGGTCAGCTATCGATGCATCTAATAATTATATTACGATGATAGATGAGACCACCTTCCAGATTGACAATGCAGATGCTACATATTTGGATACAGATACGTATGAAATTTCATCTACGAATGTTTAGTAGG